GATGGCAGGGAACGGCAAGGGCGCGAACGAGATCCAGGCGAGCATCGAAGCGTTCGCGGCATCGCCAAAGTTAAGGTCTAGAACCTTGTACTCAATTGGTGCCTGGAACGTATGCGGCGCACGCCGCGACACCTTCAGAATTGCTGTCATATCTGCCATTGGATTGTCTCCTTGTTCTTTGTTCTGGTTACGTCGGAAGCGCCATCAACTCCAGTCCCAGCAGGAACGTACCTGTGTTGGGATTGGTGTTATCGCTCACAAAGACATCAACGGTGTCGGCAACGGCGGGATAGCCCACGCCGCCAACTGCATCGTCGAAGTCGTTGTAGTTGAGGTTGATGCAAATGCCCTTGGCAAGAGCACTGATCGCGAACGCAGGGCCAAGAACCGCAGCGCCGACCTTGAACTGGAACGTGGTAGTCGCAACGGTGCCAAAAACGGCAGTCACAACAAACAGCCCGCGCAGAACGATGTCGGTTGCGCCAATGTCAACCAACTCATACGTGACGTTCTTCGTTGTGATGAGGTCCGTGGCAATGTTGAACGACTTCCAGATCCAGCGCGTGCCGAAACTGTGGTACTGCGTCGCGCCTGTCACTTGTGCAACTGCTGTGAGGTCTGTAGCCATAGCTTATTCTCCCCATACCAGCAGCGAGCAAGTGATGCTCGCGGTGAGGTTGCTTGCGTCGTCAAGGACTTCCAGCGCCACACTCGTAACACCCGCCTCGGTGATGGTCGTGGTACTGCAAATCAGCAGCCCAGTCCCGGTTGTCGCTCCCCACGCCGCGCCCGCGAAGCCCTTGATGACACTCAGGCCCGCAGCTTGCGCCGTCAAAGTGACCTGGCCCGCGTTGGCACTCGTCCCGGTCGTAACCGTGACAAAGCGGAGCGCGGGCGACTGGCTCACCCCGACGTTTTCGATGGGGAGGTATCTGTCAACTGTTCCAGCAGCCATCTTTCAGTCCCCCTTAGTTGGAAGCCGTGATGACCTGAACAACGCCCGCATCCTCGTCGGAACTGGCGCTGATGTCGAACTTGACCTTGGTCTGGCCGCGAATCTCGTCAGCCGCAACGGACATTTCCCGCTTGTGGTCAACCAGTTCCTCGGTGTAGTCCAACGTCTGCGCCCAACCCAGGACCGCCGCGTCGGCGCCCAGAAGCAGGTTGCGAGCGTAGGTGTTCGTGCCGCTGTCTTCGGTGAAAGTAACGACACGCTCGGACGACTTCAGGATCACGTTGTCCCACACGCCCAGAGCGCCGCTTGCAATCGGATCGTCAGCAATACCGGCCTCAATCAAGCTCAACGCATGATTCTTCCAGTTCGCCGTCGCCCGCAGATCGCGTGCAGCCTTCAGGGACATGATGAGAATGAAAAACTCACGACCGTCCTTACCGACGCGGACAGGGCGAACCTTGTACGTCCCGGCGGTGCGGGCGAGGATTGAGGCTTCCTCAATCAACTGCGTGCTCATCTTGTCGCCACTGTTCATGGCGCTGTCGAGAAGAGCTGCGGTACTGTTGGCCTCGGTCACGGTGGCGAAGCTGCTCGCGCCATCGGCACGAATGCAACGATTGTCGCCGTTGACCAAAGCGGTGTCGCTCGTCAGCGTCCGCGTCATGCCGTCAACAATGCCCGTGAGCGAATCGAAAAGCAGGTCTTCGGACTTCTGCGCCCACCAGTTGGAGAGCTGCATACGGGCTTCGTTGCGGAAGTTCCAGATGAGGCGCTTGTCCGTCATCTTGCCCTTCTTGCGGTACGCCTGCGCCAACTGGTCAACGGTCAGGTCGAACGAATACTCGCTCAAGGTCTGCTCGTTGCCAAGAATGCTTGCGTTCTGGCCCTCAATCCCGTCGGACGCATCCTGCGGGATGAAGTGGTAGCGAATGGTGTCCCCGGGCTTGCCTTGGATTTCCCGGTCGACGATGATCGGTTTCCCCGAACCCTTCTTGCCAAACATGCCGCTCAGGGACATCTGCTTCAGATAGTCCTTGAAGATGCCGTTGGAATGCTGGATCGGAGTAAGGTTGTCTGCTGTTCCTCTGATGAACGATGCCATGGTTCCTTACCTTCGTGCTTGCCTCTCGCCTATCACTTCATCAAGGATGTCGTGCGGCTCCCATGAAGCGCGGCCCGTTGCTTTAACGGACTTCTTGGACGTGACGCCAGACAGCGTTGCCGCCTGCGTATCCTCAGCCTCGGATTTCACGTCTCGGGGCCTTTGGCGCCCTTGACTTATCTCAGCGAGTAGTTCCTGTTTCATTTGTTCCCGATATGCGTCGGGGTCTTTGAGCATCAACTGCGTTTTGCGCAGATTGACACCCATCTCGTAGGCAACCGCGGGGGTCGCGCCGCGTTCTCTGAACTGCGCCTGCAATGCCTCGTCGGCTTGGAAGGCGGTCTCGAATTCTGCAATCACGGTGTCGTAATCCGCGTGCGTCTTCTTGACGTCAGTCTCAAGCGCCAGCCACCGCTGTTCCCGTTGACTTTGGCTCAGTTGCGCCAGTTGCTCTTTCAGTGCGTCGATTTCGGCAAGTTTTGCCAGCGCCGCACGCTCACTTTTCGTGAGATACGATTCGCTGTCATCATCGTCACCGTCGCCTGAATCGGCTTGGCCGTCCTCATAGGACGCCAACTTCTTTTTCGCTTCCAGCAATTCGTGATTCTTGCGTTCCCAATCACGAAACGTGTCACTGTTCCTTTTGTCTCGGTTCGCCAACTCCTTGCGAAGTGCGGCGACCTCAGCCTTCATTGCTTCGATGGGATCAACATCGGCATCAACTTCAGCGGTATCGGCACTTGTCTCGGTGTCGCCTGCGCTTCCCGCTTCTGCGTCTGTGTCGTCATCGTCGAAGTCGAGTCTGAACTCTTCCGGGACTTCTTCGTCGTCAACGTCGTCGGACTGGTATTCACCTTCGACGAGGTTGTCGATAGCCGTTTGCTCATTGCTCAACTTCTCATCCTGTTCTGCTGGCATCGTTCTTCCTTTCCTGTGCGTCGGGGAACCGGCTAAACAGCCGCGCCCGACTGGGATAGGGACTGAATCTCAGCCTCCTGCTGTACGGCGTCCTGCTGCGCCTGCGCCTGGGTCAGCTCCTGCAACCTTCTGAGCAGGTCTTGCTTGTTCGGCAAGTCAGAAAGCTCCAGCATGATCTCGCCAACGATCTCAGGCGGGAGGACGCCGCTCTTGGCTATCTCCGCGAAGATCGTCATGGTGTTCTGGCGAGTCGTGTTGAAAGGCGGGACAGCCTTCAGAATTACGTCATACCGAAGAATGTCGTTGATCTGGTTTTCCTTGAAAACCTGCCCCGTGTATTCGTCAACGGCGGTCGCGTTCACACTGAAAAACTCGTGCACGCCGTTTGGTGCGGTGATGCGAATTACGCGCTCGTTCGTGTAGTAAGCCCCGATGAACTTCAGCACCGTGCGAGCAACCCGGCGCTTTGTGAAGTAAAGGTTCTCGATGAGAGAAGTCTGCATAGCTGAACCTTGCACGATTCGCCCCTGCTGCTGCTGCGCAGACCGCTCGTTCACAGCGCTTAGCCCCATCATCGAGTCGTTGACGCCCGATGTTCGCTGTATCATCGAGATGATAAACTGCATGTGTGACAGAATGAACTGGGACTCGCTCAGGTTGTCGTCCCACTTCACCTTGCCCAAACCGCCGTCCTTGAGCCGAACAAACCCGTCAGGACGGTTCCATTCCTCGCGAATCTCTTCAATGTCGTCAAACGCGCCACGCTCACCTATCAGCCGGTTAGACGAGATGTTCCACAAGAACTTGCTGTTCTCTTTGTTCAGCATGTCCTGCATTCCGCTGACGTACTCAACCAGCCCCTTCGGACTACCCTTGTGGTCGCGGAACCCGTAGTACGGAATGAACGGGTAGTCGTTGATCGCACTCTTGTACGGCGTCGGATTCGCGCCGTCGAGGCTACCGCTCAGGAAGATGTCGCCCGCGAAAATGACGTGGTGCAGGTCGCCCTTGCCGTCCTTGTACCAGCACTCGTTCACTGCCACACGCTCGTTTCGCACGTCAAACGTGTACTTGTCCAGAGCACGGTCGGGCGCATCCGTTTGCGCCGTATATTCCTGGCCCTTGTAGGCGTCGTCAAAGCCGGTGTCGATTTCCTCGGCCTTCGCCGGCCACTTCTCCTTCACCTCGTCGCGGTCCATCCAAACGTGGCGAATTACCCAGCGCGCATCGGACCCGTCGGGCTTCCTGTGGTACGGATCGATGTACATTTCTTCCCACGGAATTTGTTCAACCAAAATCTGGTCCTCGCCGAGCTCGTCCTTCTTCACGCTCACTTCAAGCCACCCGCGCCCGGCAATCACGCCCTGCCGGAACATCTGCGTCTCGAAGTAGTCGTAGTCGCTGTTGTCGAGGACATTCTTCAGAAGTTCGGTCAGCAACATCCCGGTTGCATCGTCGCTCAATTCGCGGCCCACAATCTGCAAGTCAATGCGCCGCTCGGCCTGCAACGCAACCAAAAGGTCGATCGTCGGACGAACAACGTTCAGCACGGACGCCTGTTGACCGCGCATTTCAAGCACGGCCTCTTCATCGTCCGTCCACTGGTCGCCGTCGTAGTAGTCGTAGCTCTGCTCCGCACGCGCGCGCCAGTCTTCCTCAAAAGTCATTGAGGACACAAGCATGCGGTTGAAGCGGTGCGA